ATAGTCTTTACTTTGCTACCTTCTTTGGCTACAACCACGTGTGACTTCTTCGGATGGCTAGGGGTGCGCTTAGGCTTATTAAACCCTGACACCCCTGCTCGCTTTAATCTTGGGTCTTGCATTATTAAAGATTAGTTTCCGTAAGTAAAGTTTGACTTTGGCTTCTTAGGTGATGCTGGACCACCATAAGTAAAGTTTGACGCTGCTGGACCAGGTGAGGCCTTTGGCTTGTTGATAGCATTCTGGAAGCGTGTCTCACCGTATAGACGACGAACTGCTTCTACATACTCTGCCTGCTTCTTGGTCTTGGGAGTTGTTCCAGCAGCAACGGGATTCTTTCCTGCCTTAGACAAAGCCTTTTCCATACCTTGCTTCTTGACCTTATCAATTGTTTCTTGCTTAACTTTAATTAACATATTGTAATGTGACTTAGAACCCTTTGCCTTCGCTAGCGAAGCCATTGTTTCTTTTTTGTTTGAGTTTTTCATTTCTTGCCTTTCTTAGTGGTTTTGATTTGCTTTCCAGTTTTATTGTCGTAACTTTTTCCTTGGAGCAAAGCACCAAAGGCCTGACCCCATTGAGCGTTTACATTGTCACGGGATTGATTTGCTTTTTGTTGATAAAATTCACGACCTTTACCTTTAGGGGCAATGTCGTTTGGAGGGTAGGTGTAACCTCGGCTAGATAACTCGGAAGTTCTAGAGTAAGCCTTGTATACATCCTTGGATTCTTTTACAAGATTTTTTAAATAATCCACTGGATTGGCTGGCATTACTTCTTCTTGCCCATCTTTTTCATAGACTTCATAGACTTCTTAACCATTTTCTTACCAGTCTTTTTGGTTTCCATTTTTGCTGCTGCCATACCTTTTGCTGTGTATGGGAATGACATTTTTCCGACTTTAGGCATTATATTTGTCCAATCTCTTTGAGAACTTCTACGGATTTTGTATTTATATCTTTTGCTTTAGGCATAGTCTCTGAGTTGTAGGCTTTACCTAAAGTCTCTGAGGCTTTGTATGCTTCCTGAATATGTCGCATACTGGTTCCTGCTGGTTGCATACCCTGGTCCCTAGCATCTCTGTAGGCTTGCAGTTCTGCGTTCCATTTCTTATCTGGTATATCTCTTGTTGCATCTCCTGCGTTCATCTGCAATGTTCCAGCCTTACATCCGAAGCAAGTCTCATCATAGACTGGATGGTATTCCCAGTGTTTCATGTTGTCCCCTTATACTGCTGTAAAGTTTGCTTCTGTAATACCCACACCACCAGCAATGAGTGCTGCTTTAATAGTATCATCGACTACATGGTTGCGCCCACCAAGATAGAACTCTTGGTAATCATCCATAGTTTCGTCAAGAACATAACGAACTTGAGAATAAACTCCAGCACTTTTAGCGATACTAATACCTTTATCTAGTTTATAGAAGTAAAACAATCTATGCCTACCTGCAGGTCCTTCTTTGATTACAGGTGTTTTGAAGATATAATCTGCCATTAGTTCTCCTTAGTGAACTCAATGTAAACCAGGAGCCGAAGCCCCTGGCCTACCTTCAATCAACTAAGCGATTGATGAACCTGATTCGATTCGGTATAGTGCTTCTTCGCGGTAGCGAGCAAAGCCTAGAACGCCATACCAACCCATTGGGCGGTGACGCATTAAGCGATCTACTACTGGTCCGATTACTACATGTGGCTCTTCAGCAACTGCTTCAGCAAGTGCTTGTTGGCCAGCAATGATTGTGCGATACACCTTTGCAGATGAAGAACCATCAGTTGCAGTGAATAGGCGTGGAGACTCAACGAAGTATGCACCTTCGTATTGTCCGATTTCTCCTGCCCAGATACGATCTTGTGAAGAACCATATTGGTTAGGGAGCAACCATCCTGCTGAACCTGTTTCTGCACGAAGATCGTGTGAAACTTCTGGGTGAATACCAGTCCAGTATAGGGAGCCCTTACGGCCTACTGCCTTACCAGCGCGAAGTTTTGCAACAGCGCGACGAATGTTAGCAGAAGAGATTGTTGCAGCAGCAGTAACTGTTGCTGTTGATGTTGCTGTTGAACCTGAGTAGATTACGTTTGTTCCGCCACGAAGAGTTGTCATCGCGACTGAGTCAATTGAGTCTGCAAGGTTGAAAGCAATAATGTTAGCAATCGCTGGGTCTACATCAGCAAGGCTGAATAGTTCCAAAGCGCGTGTAACAAGAACTGAGTTACCATACTCGTTAAGAGTAATGGTTACAGATGTTGGTGTAGACATTGCTACTGCATCTGGGTCAGTTGTTTCTGTGAGTGCTGTTGTTGCAACGGATAGGTCAACGTAACGTTGTAGAACAACTGTTGAACCTGGAATTGCTTGACGTGCTGGACGCTTATCTGCAACTGAACGAATTAGTGGTTCAGAACGGAGAGCGAATTCTAGAAGACGATCATACGCCTTCTGGACTAGACCAGCACCACCAGCGGTTCCTCCGAGATTATCTGAGGCTGTTGATACATATGCCATTGTGTCACCTCCAAGGTGATTTAAGTTAAACTATGATTGGTTATTGTGAACGAAGAACGTCTAGAAGTGCGTCCATAGAATCCGCACCATCAATACGCATATTTAAATCGTCCATCCTTTCAGGGGTAAAAGCATTTGTAGTTATGGCATCTTGCTGACGCAAGGCTGCACGATCAACTTCGTTTGCTTTTGGCTCAGGAGCATCTACTTTAATTCCAAATAGTTCAGCGTTGTCGTCAAGCCAGTGGTTAACTGATTCTTCACTTACATCGTCGATATCTTTCAGAATTAAGCGAGCCGCCTTAGCGTTTACGCCCTTCTTTTCTAGGACTTCTTTGACTGTCCGCTCACGCTGCACCTTGGATAAACCCTCAAGTTGCTCAGTGAGTTCTTTGATACGCTTTTCATCTGCGCGTTTGGCTTTACGTAACTTTTTAAGTAAGTCACTTCCATCCATCTGCACATCAGTGTCGGTATCTAGTTCGTCTTCGTCTTCATCCCAGTAGTTGTTGCTCATAGCAACCCACCCTTCTATTCGTTGTAGTCGCAAGCCTCAAATTCATTCGGGGAAATGGTTTGGCTCTTGCTATCGGTCTAATACACCGCATGGGGCCGATAGGTCCATGTCGGGAATCTATTTAGTTAGAAGCCTTTTGGTAGTCTGAAAGATGCGGCCGAGGTTCCTGGTCCGCCACTAAAGTTTGCACTTTCTCTAGCGATTAATCTTTCTAACTTGCGCTTTTCGGAAGCAAGTCCAAGTATGTTTGCCTTCTCTGCCTCTATCTGTCCATATTGTTCTAATTGACCACCATACATAGAACTGAGTTTTTCAGCAATTGGAACTTGACCAGCGATCTTTTCGTAGTCTGTTCTTGTCTGGGCTATAGTATCACCAGTAGCCTTAATGGCTTCTGTTCCAATAGTTCCAGTGGTTATATTGCTGTAACGATTAGACTTAATAGTTTCTGCAGCCATTGAAGCATTTAGACCTTGAGCAAGTGCTGCTCCACCAATTTCGGCTGATTGAACCTTACGTTCCATAATAGCCAATTGATTCTTAGGGTCTAGCATCATAGCCACAAGGTCTGAGGTATCAAGTTGTGGGAAGAATTCACGCCAAGCATTCAATATGGATTGGTCGGCATTAAGAATTCTATCGTAGGCTAGTGATACACGCTTACCTGCTTGAACTACATCAACGTTATTTCCAATTAAAATAGCATATTGGGCTGGGTTCTCAAAAGTAGATAAAGCGTAGTTTTTAAATATCTGAGAGTAGCCACGTTCCATCTCAAGATATGTCTTTTCATCTAAAGCACCAAAACCATTTTTAATTCTTGCTTGGTTACCAGAGAAACGTTGATTGTAATCTGCATTGTATCGTGGGTCATAGCGCAGCAAATTCATTGCATCTTCGCTTGAAATGGTAGGATAATCTCTGCGAATTCTTGCCCAAGTAGAAGCAAAATTTTGAATGTTGTAAACTTTCATAGTTTCCATCATCGCATTATATAATGCTTCTTCTGCTGAATTGAGCGGTGCTACGTATGGAGTTTCTTTATCTTTGTCTTTATCTGGGCCTTTATCTGGGTCCTCGTCTTTGTCTTGGTCTTTGTCTGGGTCTTTAGTGGGTGGTCTTGTCCCAGGAACTATTTGCCCAAAATCGTTTACATACCTACCAAATAGTCTTTCTTCAGCAGAAGTGAGTTCAGGTGTTCTTGATGCTGTCAATCTAGCGACTTCAGGAATTGTTTTTGCAGCCAATTCCTTGGTTGCTGCTAATTGCTTATTAACTTTTTTCTGAGCGGCTGCAACAGCAGCAAGTTGCTTTTTAGTTGCCATTTATACAGGTCCTATTCCAAAAGTTTTCATCATTGTCTTAAAATCACCAAGTTGTTGAGATCTGTATCCTGGAGTCTTTTCAATTCCATCAGAGTTATAAATTGTTCTTAGGACATCATCTTGACTTGGGATGCTTGTTCCGCTAGCGATCTTGGTAAGAAAAGACTGTGGAACCTGACTTGCTTTGACACCAAATACTTCAGCATAAGAATTAATCGGGGCATCTAATAAATCAGATACTGATTGCCCATTCCTAATACCTTCTGCAATAGCAGGAAAGTATTGGGTGGCTTTCATTTGGATATTTTGTAGCACATTTTGAAAAGCCTGTTGGCTGCGTGATGCAGCAATTGCGTCTTTGTAAACCTTCTTTTCATTTATTGGAAGGTAGTTTTCACGGTAAACATTTCTAAGTTTGGTAATAGTCATACCAAATGCACCCTCAGTAATAGGGTTTGTATTAGCATCTCCATCTTCAAGGGTGCTAGAAATTAAAGTGTTTGCTTTTTTGGTGACATACTTTCTAAATATCTGCTCAGACAATACAGGGTCAAGTCTGTTGGCTCCACCTGCCGCCTGTTGGGCCTTAAGCATTTCCGCAACATAAGCCTTAGCAGTTTTTTTATCTGCTGGCTCATCAAACAAGTCCAAGAACTTATTGTTTAAGTCAAGTTCTAAGGCTCCTGGGTTAGATAAGACTATTGGTTTTGCGGTTGTTCTTTTGCCAAAATATTGCTCGGCTAATCCAGGATTATTATAAAATGATATAATGCTATTAGTGTAGGATTGATTTCCAGACGAATCACTATGAGCCATAATTTTTAATAAAGCGTCAT